GGGTTTACCAATCTATTTAGCGTTTACCGCCGCCCATCTCCTTTAACATCTTCTGTAGTTCTGCTGTAGACCCTACAAACATTGCATTATTAGTGACTTTAGAAGGACCTTTCTTCTCTTCATCTAGGTCTTTCATATTCTTATGCAGCGCCTGTAGTTTTTCGGTCATGTCTGCGACGTGTTTCATCGCCGCTACAGCGACTTCATACGCTCTTGGATGTCCACTCTCCTGAGCGACCTCTAAAGCGCCTCTGACCGCCTCCTGACCCTGATCTATAAGTGAGTATAATTCACCACGGGTATACTCATAGTCCTTTACCCTGTCATCCTTATCAGCTTTAGGTGGTGCAGGTTTGCTAGGCACTGGATCTACATCAACACTAATGTTGAGCATCTCTTCCATGTTGTCTTCTAGGCTACTCATAAGAATTCAATTCCTTCATTAAATCCAAAGTCATCACCAGCATCTAACAGTGCATCGTCGTTTACATCGATGACGCCATCTGTGTTGATATCTGTTTTTGCTTTAGGTGTATATGTTCGTGTAATTGTTCTACGGTTAACGGCAAGATCACCAATGGTTTCATGAATGATTGCCTTCTTGATAATGTCTGATGTGTTGTATGGACCGTAGAGATAAGACTTCATTGTGAAGTTGAGAGTATATACAATGTATCTACGCTCATAGAAACTTTCGTCCCACTCATCTTCATAAGTTACATTGTTCAAAACAATAGCAACATCACGTTTCTCATTCATGTCAGGGATCATGTTGAGAGTTAGTGAGAAAGATGGTTGGAAGTATGGTAAAATCTGTTCGGTAATCTGTAATGCATCGTCCTGAGATTTTGCAATAACTCCTAGTTCAAAACTTAAATTATAAGGAACAGGAACATATTGAACTCTGACTTCATCACCATTACCATCAATGATTGTTTTGTATTTTTGAATTGGTGATGTCTTACGGGTAGAATCGTAATCAATGCTCGTCATCTCAAAATAGAGACGTGGTAGTGTGATTGCTACTTTGCTATTGCTAGCGTTTTCTCCAATACGAACCAAGAACTTTTGCTTGGGTCCATACGCTAGTGGCACTTTCAATTCTTCTAAGACAGTTCCATCGCTAGGATCTGTGCTCTTCATAGTAATATTATTGAAGAGCGTACCAAACGCCACGATGTTCTTACGAACAATCTGATTGTAGAAATGTGAACCTAACATTAGATACTACCTGTAAAATTACCAAACTCACCGAATGGATTGCTTTCAGACCAATCCACTATGTTATCAGCATCATTTTCAATTGCTCTGTTTTGATCATATGTGCTGCTCGTATTATTTAGAGTGTCAAATGTCTCAGGAGACCACTTAGCACCTGAAGTTAGACCAGTTACTACTTCATCGGTTGTGAAGGTTCCTGTCCTATTGATGACTTGGAGAGCTCTGGTTGTGCTGTCCCAAGACTTGACTTCTGCTCTGTTGTCTTTTGGTGAATAGTCAATGACGACATTAGGGACAGAAGTATAACCTGACCCACCGCCAGTGATAGTAATACCATTAACGATACCTGTGCTACTAACCGTAGCAGTTGCTGTTGCACCTGTACCACCTCCTCCAGAAATAGTTACGGACGGTGGTGTAGCAACTTTATAATGTGCTCCACCATCTGTAATAGTTATACCTGAAACAGCATCACCAGTAATAGCAGCAGTTGCTTTTGCTAGGAATTCATCACCTACAACTTCTTCACCTACAGTAAAGTCACCACTACCGCCAGGATCCATGAATAGTTTGATGGCATTATCGAAGAGTTGTTCGACTGCATCAATCTCTGCAACACCTGTATCGAAGTCGTCTTGACCAACCTCATAGATCTCAGCAGTGATAGCGTAGAACTGGATCTTACCAAACTGATAGAATGGTTCTTCTTTACCTACAAATTTGATTTCGTAGATATCTTTTGTTAGTGGGAAGTATAGTAGATCACCTTCATTAGGTCTGCTTTCTACTACTAGAGTAGGACTATGCTCTGCTACTTCTTGTTCCCAGCGTCTTGTAGACACACGGAAAATAATTTCGTCTGTAATTCTTAAACCGAACTTGGAGATGAACTCAGCATTATCACCAAATCCCATGACGTTCTGCAACAGCATTTCAATCTGGAATTGTTCTTGATACTTGGAGTATCTAACTTCATCCAGAGTGCTATCCTGTAGAACTATTCTAGGGATATAGTATATGTCTGTACCAAACAGTTTGATTTGCTCATCCACAAGATCCTGAACGAGACCTTGTTCGCCACTATGACCTGCGTAGTATGTTGGAAAGTAGGGACTGGTAGGCATTTTATCCGATCATATCCATTGGTGGGATTGCATACTTACTGAGAACTTCGCTTTCGATTTTCTCAATTTCTGCTAGTGCGTCTGTGTAGATCTCTCTACCGTTGAGTGTTACACCGCCAGGTAGTTGAACATTGTTATACTTAATCAAGTTTTGTCCCCACTGTCTCTTCATCAGAGCAGTGGCATATTTCTTGACAAAGGGATCATTGTTCATCTCTGTTGCATCTGTAGGATCGACAAGACGATGACATTCAATCAAGATATTTGTTCCTGACTGAATAAAATCTTTATCGACATCCAAATACAAACGATCGCGACGCGCTGTAAATCTGAACTGCTGGTATGAACCATTGTTCAGAACCATATCTAGAGTTTCTAGATACTGTTTATTCATATAATAGTTGAGGATATCAAGTGATCCGAATGCATAGAGATCATTCAAGAACAACTGATACTCAACGCCAAAAAGGTTTGAACGGATTGAGTTGCTGACTAAACCAAATACTTTTGTAATACCAACTACATGATCAGGAATTGGAATATAGTTTGTAGTCTCCTTCCAATCTGTAGTTCCTTCTGTAGTAGTTACACTAGAAGCAAGTCTTGTTTTATCATCAGCAGTAATTTCGTGGAATAAGTAAGCACGCTCCATACCGTTGTAACAGTTCTCTTGGAAGAACTGAAACGTGTCGTCTATTACGTTGTTGACCTGTTCGTCATCAATGTTAACTTGCAACACAGGTTCACCAAGTTGCCTCTTGCAATATGTGATGAGTTCAGTTCTAGAACTTGGAGATGCCATTACACACAAAAATCCCTTCTTACCTATTTAGGAAGAAGGGATTTAGTATCTATTCTGCTGGTTTTTCCTCTGGTTTTTCCTCTTCCAAGAGACCTAGAGTTTCCAAACCACCTTGTAGTTTAATCTTGTACTCTCTTGCTTTCTTGAGATTTTCTTCTAGTTCTGCAATTTGCTTTTCTGTAGTAGCAATCTGTTCTTCAAAATTAGATTTAAGTGTTGCTGGGTCCATAGTAATCACTAAAAATGGTGTGTGTATTATTTATTGTGGAGGAACTCCTCCCTTTCCTCCTCTGCCTCCGCCATCTTGACTTGCAGCAGGATCATAGGTATTCAATCCTCTTGTAACCTCTTCTGGTTCTTGAGCTGGTTCATACTGATCATACTCCTCTAGAGTAATATAGTCAATACTTTCCTCAAAGTCTCTGATCTTTCTGATGGTATCTTCAATCTGTTCTTTACTTGGAATTGGTCTTGGGTCATTCCAAGTAAAATTACCATGATTGATCTCCCATTTTGCTCCTGGTCTTAACAAATTAATTGCGGCATCGAAACCGACAAATTCATACCTTTGCTTCATTGATCTTCTCTATCCCATTGTTGAAATTCTTCGTTCCACTCCCATGTGTATGTGTCAGTGGATGGTGGTGCTGGTTCAGGTGGTTCATAGATATTCTTATCTTCATTATATTTCCAACTTGGATATGGTTTTGGATCTACAAACTTGTCAATCCTACCATCATAGTAGCAACCAATACCTGCAAATTGTCCACGGAGGTTACCATTGTAGGATGTCTTTTTCCAGTTGGTGTCTGCACCATGCCACTTCTTAAGATGAGCGATTGCTAATTTCTCATCAGTTTCACCAAAGTCATCCATCTCATAAAAGTCATCTACTTTACTGACCCTTACGACGATGTTATTTTCATCTAGTTGTGCATAGTGTGCCATGTTTCTCTTGTGTTTTGAGATGCCCTTGTATTATTTATTTAAGTTATTTGGTTGTCATATGCGTACTGGACGTAATAACCGTCTCGCCTGACATAATGAAAGAATATCTGATGGTAATATGTATCCTTATTTCCCTCCAAAGGTTCTCTCCAGTGAGGTAGCAAATGTCCTTTGTATAGAACTGCATCTCCTGGTTTTGTGATCATGTCATGAACTTCTCCATTTTCCAACTCAAATGAGATTGGCCAGTCATAGTCAGCATTAGTGCTGATGTGCATGGATACGCTAACTTCACATGATCCTCTGTCAGTGTGACGTTCTAGATCATGACCTTTAAAATAAAACCTATCATAATAATAAGTAGGATACAACTTATCACCAATTACTTGTTCTATAATATTCTTAATACCATAGTGTAATGATTTATATTTGGGATGGTTGTAGCGAGAAATGCTACCACCCACTTGTCCCTCTTCTTTGTCCCAAGAAGTCAATGCTCCTTTCCTGTCATAACCAAACCTACCACGTTCTAGTGGTGGATCCTCTTTTAGATGTGGTGCATACACCAAATTACCTAAACGGATCAAAGACCAATCATTATAATTCATCGCCACCTCGGACCTACAATCCAACCGACTAGAGATTTTCTGATACCAGAATGCACTGGTCTAACTCTATGTCTTGTCCTACTATCAAATACAATCAGAGTTCCTCGTTTCTTTGGTGCCATATACAAATGACTTCTTTCATTTAGAAGTTGAAACTCTCCACCTGTATATTCTTCTGGACTAGATAGTTGTAGAACTACAGAGAGTTTCCTACACTTTTCCTTATCGAGACCTTCCAGTCCCTCATCTTGGTGCCAGTTATAGAACTGCCCTTTCTCGTAGGTAGTGTATTGCATTTCACCACCATCGATACCATCGATATCGTATTGCCAATTCTCTCTGTTCGCTTTCAATACATACGCCATGCATAAGTTGACAACCCAATTGTTGTCGCTAATCCATGCGGTCTTACTATCTCTGGTATTTAAATCTAGTCCACTCTGAACCATAGCGGACCTTGAATTCTCATCGTATGTTTGACAATCCCTCTCGA